GTGCAATGACTTGAGTCCCTCATCGAGGTTGACCTCGATCAGCTTACGCTTGGGTGACGCGCACAGGTTGTTGACGAACTCGGCGTACTCATTCGCCATGTTCCAATGCTCGTCCGGGTAGTCGGCTGGGTTGAGCGCGTCCCCGCGCAGCATGGCCTCCGACAGCTCATGTATCGCCGTGCCAATCTGCGCCGCCTCGCCGGGTGGCTCCCACGGCATCCGCGACTCCAGCTTGACGCTGCCTGGGCAGAGCATGAATCTCTCGGCGCGTGACGCCGACAGGCGGGCGTGTGATCGTTGTGCGTGTTGTATTGTCATTGTTCTTCCAAAAAAAGTTCATATATCATTTTGCTTGACTCATCAATAATTTCGTCAAGAGCGTCCATCCCTGATGGGCTATACGCCACAATTGACATTTGAAAAATTGTGCTTTTCAAGGCTTCAATATTTGATTTAACAAATTGTTTGTCTTTGTCACCCTCACACGACATCTCACAGAACAAGAACATTGATGACAAGTTACGGCCAAGCGCACTTAGCGTCTCCCAATGCATTTCGTCAATGTCATACCTCGCGCAGATTGCGTCGGTGACTTCTCTAAGACGTGCTACTGTCTCTCCTTTTTTTCGCTTCATAAATTCACCTCAATGAGTTTGTCCAAGTAATGACGTGCTTTACGCAAGTCCTCGATGCCGCCCTTGTCCTGCCAGCGGCTGACGTACTTGATGATGTTTCCCTCCAGGTAGCCCAGCTTGTTGCTGGCAATGAAGTCCCACGGCTGTATCGCCTTTTCTTTGTAATGGCCGCCGCCGACCTGACGCGCGTTGGCGTCTGATGCCTGCGCTGGTTCTTGGCGCTTGACCTCTGCCTGCACCGGCTGCAGCACCGCCATCTTGCGCTTGAGCTTGAGCATCTTGCGCTCGCCCGCCTTCTTGACGTAGTGCATGACCTGGTAGACGCGGTTGCGTGTCGTGCCGCACTCGGCGGCTACTTGCTTGGGCGTCCAGTCAGGGTGCTCCTGCACCGTCTCTCTGATCCTCTGTGCTATAGATGTCATTTGCTTCTCCTTGGTTAAATGATCTGGTCGATTACGTTGAGTTTGCGCAGTACCTTGCCCAGCACGTTGTGGTCAAGTGATGCTCGGATCGTCAGCAGGTAGACCAATGGCTTGGTGCCTGCCTTGGCGATGTTCTCGACGCGGCTTGATGCCTGCTCAAGCGCTGACGTCTGCCACGTCGCCTCGACAAAGACGACGACGTCTGCAGCTGACAGGTCAACGCCCTCACTCATGGCCGCGATGTTGCCGACAATGATGCGCGTCGTGCTCGCTGGGTCTTGGAACTCGTCCATGGCGCGCTGCCGCTGCGCCGCAGGCGTGTCGCCTGTTATCGAGACCGGGTGGTAGTCCTGCAAACCCTGCACCAGCTGCGCCACCACGTCCTTGTGGTGCGCGAACACGACCAACTTTTTTTCAGACTGCATCAGGTCGCCAATGAACTCGCAGGCGGGCTTGACCTTGCGCATCCCACTTTCGCGCATGATGACCGACAGCCCCTCAAACGCAAGCAGCGCGTTGGGGTTCTCGACCAGCGCGTCGGCGTCGAACTCCTGCTCGCGCTTGTCCACCGGCAGGTCGAACGTAATGAGGCTGACCTGCGGCTCGTTGTAGTCCGTGAAGACGTCTTCCTTCTTGCGGCGCAGGACGTGGGGCCGCATCATTGCCTTTAGCTCTGGCAGGTTGCTGGCGCCGCTGACGTCCATGCCCCAGGGCGCCTTCCACATCTTGGCGTACCGCGCCGCAAAGTCGTACCAGCCGCCACGGTATATGCCCAGGCCGTTTAACAGCGGCCACAGCTCGATGGGCCTGTTTGGGATTGGCGTACCACTCAGCGCGTAGACGCGGCCAATGTGCCGCATCGCCTTCATGGCCGCCTTAGTGCGCTTGGCCTTCTCGTTCTTTATTCGGTGGCTCTCGTCCAGCACCAGCGTCTGGAAGTCCTGGAACGCGTGCTCGGGCACCTCGGCCAGCAGGTCGTAGTTAATGACAACCACGGCTGCGGCCTCGGCTTTGAGGTGCAGCTGCTGCGCCGCGGCCTTGCCCTCGACCACGGCCACCGCGACGCTGTCGTTGAGCGCGTTGAACGCACGCTCCCACACCCGCTTGGCGATGGCCGGGCAAACGACCAGCGCGGGCAGGTGCTCAAGCGCAGCGCTTGCTGTAGGTAACGTCTTGCCAACGCGTGGTTGGTCTGCCAGGATGCAGCGCTGGTTCTTAAGCAGCCACTCGCGTGCGTGCTCCTGGTGCGGCTTGAGCGTGACGGCGGGCTTCAAAACAATTGCTCCTGCGCGCTCTGCATCTCAATCGAGCGCACCGCCTGCCCAATTCTCTCGTCCTGCAAATCCTTGTACTCGCTGTTCAGTTCGCAGCCAAGATATTGCCTGCCGTGCTGCAGCGCCACCTGGGCTGTGGTACCGCTTCCCATAAATGGGTCGAGAACTATATCGTTGGTTCGGCTTCCAGCCAGGATGCACGGCTCAACCAATGCGGTCGGGAATGTGGCAAAGTGAGCGCCTTTATACGGTCGAAGCGCAATCTCCCACACCGAGCGTTTATTGCGCTTGCCGTCGGCGCCCCAGACTCGCTCACCAGCAGAAAACCTGTCGCCCTTTGGGTAGTCGGCGTGGTATCCCTCGCCGGCTTTGTCCCTAGAAGCTGGCGCTGTTTTTGCTGGTTCCTTAATTGCCTGGCTGTCAAAAAAGTATCGCTCCGACTTTGACATCAGAAATATGTACTCATGCGCTTTGGTGCAGCGGTCGCGCACAGACTCCGGCATCGGGTTGGGCTTGCTCCAAATGATGTCTTGACGCAATACCCAGCCATCTGCCTGCAATGCAAATGCCAAACGCCAAGGGGTGCCTAAAAGCTGCTTTTTTGTCCCATAACTGTCCCCAATGTTCAGCCATAGCGTGCCGTCGTCCGCCAGCACATCACGCACGCATCGGAACACCTCGACCATTGCGGCGATGTACTCCTCGGGTGTTTGCTCCAAACCAATCTGCCCCTCATGCCCATAGTCACGCAGACCAAAGTATGGCGGGCTGGTAACGCAGGTCTGCACCTTCACGCCATCAGCAGCCCATTGGCGCATGATGGCTCGGCAGTCCCCAAACTCGATGGTATTCAAAACGGCGCCTCGCCGAACTGCTCTGTCATGTCCTGCGGCTGTCCGCCGTACTCGAGCAGTCGGCATTCCTTGCGCGGCACTTTGATTGGGGCGCTTGGGAACGGCCAGCCGGTGTCGATTACCAGGTGCAGGTAGACGTCGTCGCGTCCTACCTCAATGCCTATCAGTCCATCCTGTGTTAACCACGTCTTTGAGCGTTGCATAGCGTTACCTCGTTGTTGTTGAGCCTCAACTGTATCACGCATTTAAAAAGTTTAAAAGTTGTGTTACAGTCCGGCTACTGCTCAAGTCGAGCAGCAACGTCAAAACGGAGTAAACGACTATGACGACGAAAGTAGTGACAGGTGAAGTTCGCTTTTCTTATGCCAACGTGATGCGGCCACGCGTCAATCAGATGAATGGCAAGGATGAGTACAGCACGCAGGTGCTGATCCCGAAGGCCGACAAAGAGACCGTCGCCGCCATCAAGGCTGCGGCCAAGGCGGCGCTGCAGGCAAAGTGGGGCGACAAGGTTCCAGCCAAGGTGCGCAACCCGTTGCGTGATGGTGACACCGAAACTAAGTCCGACGGCTCGTCGCTCGGTTCTGAGTATGCAGGGCACTATTTCATGACCGTAAAGACCAGCGCCGACCGCAAGCCTGGGGTGGTGGACGCCAAGGGCCGTGACCTGATCGAATCCGACGCGATTGTCAGTGGCGACTATGGCCGCGTGTCATTGAACGCCTACGCCTACGACGCGGCTGGCAACAAGGGCGTGGCGTTTGGGCTGAACCACGTCATGCTGGCGCGTAAGGGCGACCAGCTGGGCGGAGGGCGCTCCAGCGCCGCTAGTGACTTTGGCTTGGCTGCGGCACCTGCCGCCGCTGGGGCTGGTGCTGGCGACATGGCCGGGGACGACGATTGGTAAGCAACCGAGTCCTGATCGGCGCGTACGTCAGTCAGTCTGAGGCGCGCCGGTTTGCTGCTCAAGCACGCCGACTGGGGTTGACGCGGTCGGCGCTGCTGCGTCTGCTGGTGCGTCAGATGCTTGCGCAGCCTCCAACGCTTGGCGCTCTATTAAACGCGCCAGAGCCTCCTCCAGGCGCTCCACGCTCTCATATAGGGGC